ATATATTCATCTTTATCATCTCCAAGTGAGTCATATACCATTTTAGAATATATAGATGCTTGGAGCCAATAATTATAAAAGTCAACACTTTCACTAAATTTATCTACAGTTTTACCTGATGTTTTAAGATCACATATCACTACTGTTTTTGACTCAGTATCAACTGTATAGTAATCTATATAACCATGTAGTCCAAAAGTAAACTTTTCTAAGTTAGATTTAATATACTTTTCTGCATATGTTGTTACTGGATCTAAATCAAAATCAGTTTCTTCATTTTTAAATAAAGACATAACTTCTTTATTAGATCTTATTACTTCAGCCTTAACTGTACAATCTAACAAAGTATCTTGATTAATTACATCAACAGAAGAATTATGTAAAAACTTCCAATAAGGTTCATTATCTGGCGTTTTAACTTTAGCTATTCTCGCTTCATCTGCTTTAAGAGACTGATATAGATTCATGTCTTTTAATGAATCAAGAATAATAGAGTCTTTTACATCTTCTAACTTTGCTACAGTTGTATACATAGCAATATTCTTTAATACTTTCCTGACATTATCGGTTGGTGATTTACCAGGTACTACGTTAAACTTTTTTGTTAAATTTTCAGGTTCAAATACCAAACAGTGTACAAGTTTACCCTCTATTAAGTGCTTATCAGTTTTAATATCACGATCCTGTAGTATATAATCTTTATAGAATAACCACGGTGAAAATAATAATTTATTAAGAGAAGAATAACTAAACGCAAAATTTTTATTTGCATAAAACTTTTCTTCTTTATCTAAGTTTTTAATCATTTGATATAATTTTATTAGTTAATTCCTTTGTAATAAACAATGAATCTAAATTTATTTTGAAAACATCTGCGTTTTCACCAACTAATTTATTTAATAATGTACTGTATAACTTTTCTTTAGTTTTATTTACTGCATATTCTGTAAGTTTTTTATTTTTATCAAGAAGCATAATATAATCATTAAACGCACGTATAGAACTTTCATTATGATTACCATCATATTCTTTCATTCTGTTTCTAAATGCTTTTACATTTACTGTATTCCAGTTCCTTGTATTTTTTAACCATTCATAGTTCCAGTAATAAATTCCTGATACAACATCATATGATTTATCAATATTACAGTTAGCTAGCATTTCTAAAGCTAAACCTCTGTCATCAATATTTTGACTTTTTGACATAAGCTCTATATTATCATAATCTTTTGTTTCCAAAATAGCTAATCCTTCATCAATAATATTACATATATTAGAGTCTAATATAACCTGAGCAGACGAATTAAGTAAAGCAATGTAGTCTTTTTGATTTTCTTTATTTAAAGTAAAAGACCTACGTAGACATTCATCTTTTTTAATGCTTACCTCATTATAAATTTTATCTCGTATTACCATACTAGCTGTTCTTATGGTTTGATTATAGCCTGAGTATCTATATGAAGGAGTTAATATAAAATTTATCATACAGTCATGAGGTACATCATCAATTAAACTTTTTATTTTATTTAAAGCACAATCACTTAGTAAATTCTCATCTTTAAAATACTTAAATACTTTAAATGCAGAGGAAAAAGGAATGCATGTGTTCCATTCTCCATGACCTATAAGCTTAGATAAAAAATTTAAAGAAGTAATATGAATGTCAGCCTTCTTTGAATTTCTTATAATAGTGCAATTAAACTTTTCTTTTATTAAATCTACTTTTTGTCTAGGTAAACTTAAATTTGGATATCTATATAGTTTTTTATCTTGAAGGGATACTGAATTGCAATTAAAAAGTTTATTAAAACCTAAACTTTTAAAATCATCTTCTTTAAGTTCCCAATTATTAGAAGAGATTAGCCATATTTTTTCTGAGTCTTCATATGATATATCATCAGCAAAAAGTGATAACGCACCATCAGAAAAATTTTCAAGATTTATTTTTACGTTATATATATTTTTCATAATTTTATTTTAAATAATTTTGATATTCTTTTTTTATACATACTTTAAATGTATAAAAGCGTCTATTGTAAATTAATATTTCTTCTCTTGCAATTGGTTCTAAATACTTAAAAGATTCTTTGCATAGTTTATCATTCCTTTCTAACCACAATATCATTTCTTCAGCACTTTTTCTCATAAATAATCTAAACCTAGATTCATTAATCCAATATTTAAGATCTTTATCTAATCTTTTTCCATATAATATATCACCACATTCCCTAGAAAGTTTCCATATTAAATGATGTTTATTATTATAATCTATGGTAGGTATAACTTTAATAGCTAATGCCTTATCATCTTTATTAGAATTTACTTGTTCAATAAGATCTTCTACTAACTGATCATCAAGAGTTATTTTATTTGCAGATCCTTGCAATACTGTTTCAGGATCTATAACACTTATACTTTTTGAATCAATAATATAAGCCAGATTAACGGCCATGCCAGTCAACATATATGTATTATATAAAGAATCATCAATATTTAAACCATAATATGAAAAACCTTCAGTAAGATATTTAGTTATTAGAACTGATAAACCCGAATTATAAATTGCTATTTTTTTAAAGTCTGTATCTGTACTTGTACATTTAACTGTTTCATAGTTCCATAATCTATTCATCATTAAAGTAGAGGGTATATTATCTCCGTTTTCTAATGTTCCTTTAAATATACCTTCATGTCCTATAATTAGATCTGCCTTTTCATAATTATTTGTTACAGTTATGTTATTTTCCTTAAGAGCTGCTTTTAATCTATCTTGAGATATATTACACTTAGGTAAAATAAAAGCTTTCTTTTTATTTATAAACGTAGTCACATCTTCAGTTGGTGCTGTTAATATGCTTTGTATTTTTTCATAAGCTTCAGCATTTTGAGTACATAATACTTTATTTACTTCTACTGAAGTAGAAAGGACACCGTAAATGGTGTCACTTTCTAATCCAAAGTATTTTAAAGCATCAGTATCAAAATCTTGATATACTGATTTATTTGCCATAATTTTATTTCATTGTCATTTTAACAATCTCAGGGATCATCATTAATTTATTAAACTTCTTTTTGTTACCGTTAAATATTGTACGTACAATTAAATACTTAAGATCATTAGTAAAATAATCTTCAGTACATAATGCTTTAAGCCTATCAGTAATCTTTTGTACTATTTTATTCTCATTAGAGTAAACAATAGCATAATTACCTAATCTTGTAGCCAATGTTGATGCAATATCTGCACGGTAATTGTCATCTTTACCAATACAACTTCTAAGCTCTCCCAGTATGTAAGATTCACTATCATGAGTTAGTAAATCTTTAGGTGTCACTAGTTTATCGAGTTTGTTATTAATAAAAGTTGTAAACATAGAAGCAAAAGCATCACCAACAGAACCTTCTCCAATCATTTGAATTAATGATAAGTTATTTTCAAATGAATCAAAGCTTGAAATTGAATTGAAAAATGTAGTAATAGATCTTGCATTTGTTTCTTGTGTTACAAGCTCTGGATGAAGCAACAAGAAATTAATACATCTAGTATCAATACCAGCACCTTCTGCCCACTGTGCCCACACATTAACATCAAACTTAAGATTTGCAGTTACATATCTAGTTTTCTGTGCACTATCTACACTGTTAACCATATAATCTCCGTTATCTGGGTTCGCTGTTAAAATTATATGCCAATCTTTTGGTAGAGTCCATGAAATATAGGTTTGTCTATCAATTAACTCCATTACAGCTTGAATAAACCTTGTGTCTGCACGGTTCCAATCATCTAATAATAAGATACCACCAGATTTTGCATCAGCAATCCATTCAGGTGCACAATAAGACATTCTATTCTTACCAGTCATCTTAAACCCTTGCTTTAGATACTCTTGTACTGCAAGTTCATCAACCCATTGACCAATTTTTTTTGTAACTGTTTGATTTAAGTTTGCTAAACTATTTCCAGCTGCTCTTTGTGTAGCGGTAACCATGGAAATGTTATCTTGTTGCTTTACAGCTACTTTCTTTTCCTTATACATTTGAAACTGCCTTACTGGAAAACCAACTAAGTCACCTAATTCTTCTATTTGTGCAAGATTTAACTTTACAAATTTCAATTCATTTTCCTTAGCAAGTTCTACTATAGTAGAAGTTTTACCAATACCAGATTCACCTACAACTTCTACAGATACAGGACTTTTACCTGACTTTTGTAAGTATCTGTTGTTTGTTATTATATGATTTATAAATCCTTTTAATTCTGTTGCATTTAAATTTACTTGTGCCATTTTAATTTAATTTTATTAATTTTTATTTATAATTCTGCTGTAAAACTACAAGATCCGTGATCCTTAATACTTTTTAATATTTTCCTACCTAAATGATAATCATTGTACTCAGAAATTTCTTCTGAATTTAGAGGCGATAGACCTGCTTTACTAATATATTGATGAAAATCAAGTGTATCATCATCTAAAGTTTGATGATCATGATCTAAGTTAAATAAATCATAATATGTTATAAGAGCTAGCTTGTGATCTTTAAATGAATCCTCTATGCTATGAAGTTCAGTTTCAAGAACTTCTAAATCACTTATATCAAAGTAATAATTTAAAGTATCTGGCACTCCAACTACTCCAAATCTATCAGCAGCATTACTTCCTTGAGATCCAAAAGCAAACTTCCCATAAATATCACCTTCATAATATCTTCCCATCTTAATTTAATTTTATTACTTGTCCTGGTAAACTATTGTTTATAGTAGAAATACTGCTTAATACCCATAAAGTATTTTTAGGGCAATCATCAGGATTACTTGCTTCACCATCTGTTAAATATACTAGAGCTGTATAAAGCCCTCTCTTTTCATTAAAGTGATCAATTACTGGTTGAAAACTTGTTCCACCACGACCGTGTATTTCCCAATCTCTTTTTGGATTAAATTCTTTTACACTATTCAAGCTGGTATCACACTGTGCAATTGTAATCTTATGACCTGTTTTATGCATGTGAGCTAATTCATTAAAGAATTCTTTTAACTCATCATTGTTTACAGATCCACTTGTGTCAACACCAACTAGTATATGATTCTTAAATTTAATCTTAAGCCCGGGACTACCAGAATAACGTTTGTTATATTTACGTCTTAGTTTCTTAGTATAAACTATACTAGAATTACCTACAAATCTTCTTAGGTAACCTTTCCAGTCAAATTTAGCTGGTTCAATATGCCTTAATCTCTCAATTAAATCAGAAAGTTCACCAGGAATAGAGCCTTGTCTCTTTTCTGTTTGCTCAGCTGATTCTTTTAGTTGATGCTCTATTTGTTTTTGCATCAATTTTTTATCAGCTTCTGGTAAGTTATCAAATTCTTCCCATGTACTATGACAATATTGTGATTCACCATCCATTTGATCCATTAAGTTATCCAAAGACGGTGATGTTCCATCTTCCTGAGCTTGTTCTAAAAGCTCATAATACTTTTTAGTACCTGCTTTAATAGGAAGCTTTAGCTCTGGAAAACTTGATAATAATAAACCACCATCAGGCAATTTACTTTCCAGTATGTACTGGTTGATTTCTAAATCAGCAGCTATATTAAATAACTTGTGATTAGAATATAAGTCTCTTAGTAATAAGTGACCAAATGCAATATGCAATAGCTCATGCTTTATTAATCCAAACCTATGATCCTCACTAAGTTCATTAAAGAACTCTGGGTTTATAGTTAATTGCATACCAATACCTTTTTTACTTACTCCTGCCGTAGAAATACGTTTACTGTATTGTTTATTGATACCAATTAAAAAGAGCCCGTAAAAAGGCTCTGTGAATATTAACTTTTTGGTTGTTCTTGCAACCTGATCTTGTATGTTTACCATACTATGTTAAATTTAATATCATCTAAAAATTTATAATTTATTATGTTAGTAATTGTTGATCTTAACTCTTTAGTAAACTGTTCTGTAAATATTTTAATGATTTCAGAATTATCTGAATAATGATCTTTAATTGTATTATATAGATTATCCCAGCATATATCATTTATTTCTACAGGACTACCAAAACGCTTATTTATATCTAATCTATTTTTATAATGAGAAAATTTATCTATCAAAAATATATCTTGATGTTCATCTAATATTCTTTCTCTTGTATATTCATTAGATGCTTTAATTAACATAAGTATGTATATTGGATCTAAGCCCATACTTTTTATATTTTTTAACCCAATACTTATGTCATCTTCATGAGATGCGTTTAATAATTCTTTTAAATTTTTAAAATCTGAAACTTTGAATTCTTTCACCATAATTTTTTAATTAATCTATATCATGTAAATAACATTTCATTTGAATAATTCTTTTCTTGTACAACTAGTCTATTGTATGATAAATCATAGCTTTGTTTATAAACATCAATATATATTGAAGCATAAGAGCCTTTGTTATTAACCAAATCACCAGCTGTATCTATTTTACTATCAATTATATCTATTGCCAATTGCATGAGTATGTTTTCCTCACTATTTTTAATTTTTGATGATATGTAATAACTTATATTACTTTTCTTATTCTTACTCTTGTATCTATAAATTATATCGTCTATATCACCACTATCTCCGGAGCCTGAAAAAGTTATTTCAACTTCACTTACTCCTAGATCTTTTAGTTTTGCTATTAGAAGAACTTGTTTCAATCTTTTTTGTATTTCCTGATCTTTCATTATCTTTTAAACTATTTTCTTTTAATATTTCTATATATACACCTGGATTATCTTTATTATACTCATATTCATAAAACATAGGGTTTATGTTATCAGCATTATCATCTTCAATCCATTTATATTTGGTCATATCATCTTGCACTGTTTGTGCAGGATTAATATAATCAAATTTATGACGAGATCCCCTAATAAATGTAAAACCAATTTTAATAGGAAGTATATACTTTTTAATTTCTTCTTGAAACTCAGAAGTATACTTTTGATAATACTCTTTTGTATTTTTACGATAATTCATTACAGCTTTACTAGCAATAAAATACTTTCCTGTCCATCTACGCCCATTCTTTGAGCTTGGTACATTACCTGGTATAAACCATTTCATAATTATTTATTTAAAGTTTGTTTTAATAAAGGCTTTAACATTTTATGTACTTTATCAAAACCATGTTCCTTCATAGCATCTGATACATCTTTACATATAGTAGGTACAAATCCATGAATATTATATCTATCATGATAAACTTTTACAGCTTTCTTGCCTGCATCATCATTATCAAATAATGTAATTACTTTTTGATATTTATTCTTAAAGTTTTGAATAACATGAGGTTTAATGATAGTATTTTCTGAATCAGGACTAATTACATCAATATTGTAACCAATACTTTTAAGGCACATTGCATCTTTAAGTGATGAACAAATAACTAAATATGGCTTGTTATATGATAGCTGATCTTTACCTTGCAGATAAGATTTAACTTTACAGAATTTGTACTTTCTGTTAAAAGGTTGATATATCTTGTATACATCATTATCTTTATCAAAGTAACCATAGCCACACTTAGGGTTTATTGTAAGTGATTCTATTTTGTCTGACCCATCTTTAATTAAATTATAATATTCAATTGGATTGACGTTATATTCAGTTAATAATGTCTTCCCTATTCTAAAGCTTAACCAGAAGTCTTTATCAAGCTTAGTCCACTGTCTTTTTTTTATAAAGTCAACTTTCCATCTATTTATAGATTTAACTTTTTTATTTATAATTTGTGATGACCTATTATATTTATTATAATCTGATGTCAGTTTTGTTATAGCATTATTAACATCTAAGTTAAACAAAAACTTTATTAAGTCAATCTTACTACCACCCTTACCTGTTGAAAAGTCTTTAAATTTATACTGCATTATAGATTTATCTACATATATGCAAAAACTTGGTGTCTTTTCCATAGGATTAAATACTGATTTGATTTTTATATCTTGACCAATCAGTAGTTCAGGTAAATTTAGGTAATGTTCAAAAACCCAAGTACTGGGTACATTTTCCCATTTATCTATAAAATTTTTAGTATTAAACATAAAATTAATGTATTAAAAAAGTGGGCTCAAAATTAATTGAACCCACTTAAATTAATTTATAATATTACAGTTCAAAATCAGATCCTGAAGTAGAACTTGGTTCAAAACTATTAACAACAGCAGGTTCTTTTTTAATAAAAGGCCTAAAATGATTGCTATCAGTTTTATCAAAAACTGTAAGTTTAGAATCCTCTACATCAAGAGCTTCTAAAGGAATACCCATTCTAGTCCTTTTAGGTAAAAATAAATCATTATTTACATAACCTTCTCTATTTTCCCATTCTCTTGCTCCAAGACATGCGTTTATATATCCTGTATTAGAACAAATACCTGAAGCTTTACTCATAAACTCTTCTATAGTAGAAGCTTCAATAGAATCTAGTTCTTCTCTTTTATTAACAGTTTCTGATAAAAATATCATTGCTTTTAATACTTCATTATCACGAATAATCTCATTGCCATTAGGTAATGTAGTATCTTTAAATGGATAAGGAGAGAACCTTACTCTACCAACTTGACCTTCAAAGCGTGGTCCACTTGGATTATTAACATCTTTTAAAAAGCCATTAAAATCACCACCCATAGGCTCACTTTCTACATGAAGTGTAATGTTGTATGCATCCATATCATATGGAGTTTGATCAAATGTAATAGAATTGATCTTAATTTTTTGATTGCCTGTTCCAATTACTGGTTTAGCTTTGCCTGTTCCAGCAGACATGTCTTTAGTGTTTAACATAATTTAGTTTATTAATTAATTAATTATTTATTGTACTTATCAATACAATCTTTTACAAATTGAAGATCATTAGGAATAAATAAATCTTCAAACATACCCATTGGTGATTTACATGTGTTTTCTCCTGAGTTTTGAGTTTCAAAACCGTATTGAAGTACACCATCATCATCTTTATTTACTTTACCAAAAAGAACTATAGAAAATAAACCTTCTAGAGTAAGAGTGTTATCAATCATCTTACCTATTGTTTTTGCTTTAATCTTTCTATTACCATTTATATCAGTGGAATCTTCTGAGTGAGTCAAGAAAAATATATTTAAATCATCTCTTAGATCTTTAGGTAACTTAGCAACTTGAGCTAAGTTAGCTGCAATCTGAGTAAATTTATCATAACCTTTTTCATTGGCTCTATCAAAATATTCAAAAGAACTCATATATTGCCAGTCATCAATTACAATGTTTTTTATATGATCCATTTTGTCATTTACATGCCTCATTGCTTTAATGATACCAGGTGCAGTAGCTGTAGATGTCAAGTTTCCTTTTGGATTATCCTTAGATATCTGACTGTACATGCCCTTCCAACCTTTAAACGGTAAAGGTTTGTTGGCTATATTTATAATAAAAGTCTCTTTTGGGTTTAATGTTCTGATTGAAGTAGACTTTCCTGTACCTGAATCAGCAATAACTAATACGCTGTTTGCCATGATTTATTTATTAAATTTATTGATTACTTTGGTTAGTGTGATTAATGTTTGATTGATCTCTTCAAGCTTATCTACAAGAACAGTGGTTGATCCTTCATCAGGATTCGGCAAATCAAATAACGTTTTACCTATATCTGCTACAAATTTAGGTTCTTCTATAATAGATTTTCCTCTAGAAGTTATATCATTAATAACCTTTAATTCATTTACAGGGACCATATGTCTTTGAAATCCAGAATTACTTGTGATTAATTCGTATTCAGATTTCCAGTGTGGATTATATTTAAGTAAATATAGAGTCCTCTTTGGATCTTCAGAATCATAATCAATACTTACAAATTCTGTATATACATCTATTTCTTTTTCAAGTTCACTTGGAAAGAAACTTATGTATAGTTCATCTTTACCAGATGGTCTGTATGCCATCTTAGGAATATATAATGCATTTATCTTACCTTCTGTTTGAAAGTAATCTTCATGCTGTTCTTTTAACTTTGCAACTTTAATTTTGCGTTCTGAGGGTGTTAATCCCATATTATTGTTATTTAGTTATAAATTCATTAATGTTACCTTCTATCCTGTTGTCCAGGTGTTTGCATTTCTTCTATTTTCATTTGTTCAAACTTAGCTTTAAAGAAACTCATTCTTGCATCACCATTTCTTGCTTTAAGAAAATGCAATACAAGTGTTCTATCATTTTCAATGATATATCTATCTGGACCATAGAACCTAATCTTTTGTTTAGCCGGTCTATTAATACCAATTAACATATCGGCATGTTGCAGCATAGCATCTGAACCAAAAATATCTGACTCAAGTATATAATTACCATATTTACCATCAATAGCTCTGTCAGGACTATCTATGTTTCTGTTTAACTGTGATAAAGCAATAAACAATACAGGGTAATCTCTTTTACATTGTGTAAAGAACTCACCTAATTCAAATAACATATCTAATGTATTATTTTGATAAGGAGCTCTTTTTACTAACATAGTATGATCAAGAGTTATCATAGTCTTTACACCTTTATGTAAATTCATATACTTATCTATTTGATCACGCATCTGATTAACAGTCATTGGTGTACTTATTATATCTACTGGATTTTTAACTCTTTCTTTTGCATACTGATGACATTTATTTAAAGTATCTGTAGTTAGTATACTACCCGCACTACATAATTCTTTATATGTTTTACCTGTAATAGAACTAAACTCTCTAATTGCAGAAGTTCTACCAACCATTTCAAATTGAAATTCTAATACTCTAAACTTATCATGAGGATTTAATGCAAAAGACTCTCTTATAATTTGATCTTTTATTAAAGTCTTACCTGAACCAGGTCTACCACCAATGACAGTAAGTGTATTCCACTCTAAACCATCAGTAGCTGCATCATTAAATTTAGGCCAAGGAGTATATATTGACTTCTCTTCACCAGTAGATCTGGCATACATATATTTCAGTGCATCATTGAAGGCTGTATATTGGCCCACCCATGCTGGTGTTGGTTTACTCATACTACGTTTTCTTTAAAATGTTCATCTTCTGTACTTACACCATCTATTATCATATCACAGTAATCAGCTAATGTAGAGTGCTTTACCCTGTGCTTATCTTGCTTACATATAAAGTACTGACTAGTTTGCATATACATATAATCTGCATCTCTATATTCATTAACATACATTCTAGTAGCTTGATGTACCTGATCCCATGTATAATCATAAGTTTCAAAAAACCATCTAAAGGCCTCTCCTAAAGCTTTAATGTTATTTCTTGCTGGTTTACCACTTGGTAATTTTTTAGCTGGAAATACTTCTCTATAGTTGCTTATCCTTTCAGCAAAATTTTTACCCATCAATTGAATATCAGTTTTTTTCTTTGCTTTTATAAAGTAACTATCAAGTCTAGCACATATTGCTTTTGATTGACTTGTCATTATATATTTTTTATCTTTTAATTCAAGAAATCCTTTATTAACTAAACTAATTTTATCCTTTTGATCTAGTAAAGGCAGAGATACTTTCTGCTTCATGCTAAATAATATTAAACTTTCATTAGGTGTTAGATTTGCTTTTATTATTTTCTGGAATAGATCCCACATAGTTTTTTAATTTTTTTAAAGTGCTGTTATAAGCTGATAAAATTAAAGCATCATTTGTAGAAAATGCATCTTTAATTGCTGTACATGAGTAAATGACTGACGCATGGTGTCTTTTTAAAAACTTACCTACGTCTACTTTGGTATGACCAGCGTTTACAGCTAAAAAGCACATTACTTGAACGTATATAGCAAAACGTCTAGTTTTAAGTTTATAACTTAAATGTTCAATATTTATAAAATCTGGATTATTTTCATGTAATGCAGATAAAGCGGCATCATGAAAAGCTTTAATAGATATTATTGACTGATTTTTTAAAGGAGTATAAATATACAGTTTTACACCATATAAATTATAAAAAGTATCTTTAAAGTTTTTAATTCTCTTGTCTTTATCTGTTAATTTATTTTCTACCACCATTGTATTATTCTTTTAGATTGATCTACTAATATTTTATTTGCTTTATTAAAGACATCATTTGAATTCCATAAACCACCTCTATATGCTGCTGATGCTGGGTGTGCACATTTAAGAATTGTACAATTTGGTAATAATGTTTGCCATGACTCCGCTTTTTTACCCATAAGTATAAATATAGTATTAGGGTTATATTTATTTATGCTACTAAATATATACTCTGTAAACATTTTCCATATAGAGTAATGAGAACCAATTTTATTAATCTCACAGGTAAAAGCTGTATTAATTAATAAAACACCCTGGTTAGACCAACGTCTTAAATCATTATTATAACCTTCATGCTTACCATATAAACTTTTAAAAATATACTGCAATGACTTTTCTGTTTTACCTTTTTTACTACAGCTAAATGCAATTCCGTCAGCTACACCTAATTGTGGGTATGGATCTTGACCTACTATGACAACTTTAAGATCTTCATAAGGGCATTCATAAAAACCATTAAATATATCTTTAAACTTAGGTGTAAAGCGTTTACCTTCATTTACATTATTAACTAAAGTATTTATAATCTTATCAAAAGCTTCACTATTAATATAAGGTAAGAGTATGTTACTCCAACTACTATTTTTTATATTTTCATTTAAGTCAGACTTTAATAAATCTGTATTTATTTCAATTTTTTTCATTATATTAGCTTATATTTGTTTAATTAAAATTAATTATTATGAGTAAAGAAAAGTTTATAACTTATGATGAATGGGATTATAAGGATGTAATAAAAGACATAGAGCTATCTACAGTATTTATTACGTCTTTACAAAACATAATTCAAGACATGATCTATTCTGAAGACAGAATGGAAACAGTTGGTGATACTTTTAAAAAGTTTGACCAAATAAAAGACAACCATAATAGTGGTGAGCCAGATGCAATGAAAGATATAGAATTAGATAATTGGGAAAAACAAATCTATTCATTGTTTTCAATACTGCAGGTTTT